GACTGCCCAGCACGCCGGACAGCGCATTCGCAATCGGGCCGAGGATGAAGCGCCGTGCCGCGAGCTTGGCGAGATCGGCGATGAGCGAGGTGACCAGGTCACCGAACTTCAGCTTGCCGGTCTTGACGAACTCGCCGACTGCATCCTCCGCGCTCTTGAACGCGTCGACCAGCGCCTTGCCGACATCGGCACCGATCTCGCGGGCCTTCTCCGCATAATCGGCCAGGCTCTTGACCACCGCTGCCCAGCCTGTGACTGCTTCTTCAGCAGCCTTCTTGTTCGCCTTGCCGGCCTTCTTCGCAGCGTCCGCTGATGCATCGAGCGCATTGGTGACACGGCCAGCCGCATTGGCGGCATCGTCGAGTGCGGCCGCGCTGTCCACCTTGCGCACCGCATCGCCCAGCGCTTGTGCCGCGGGGCCGACGGCATCGAAGGCGTGCGCCCGCGTATCCGTCGCACGCTCACGATAGCGATCGGCCGTCACGCCGGCATTGCTGGCGGCATGATCGAGCATCGAGGAATAGGACTTTGCCCCGAACCAGTCGATCCGCGTCTCAGCACCGAGGGTCTCGGCCACCTTGTTGAAGGTCGGACCGATGCTGCCGAGAAAGTCGGCCCACTTGTTGGTGAGGTACGCCATCAGCTTGAGCCAGAGCTGCTCGACACTGGCTGTGATCGCCCGGAAATCATCGACAAACGAGCTGGCGGTCGCCTTGATGCCGTCCCAGACGGCCCGTGCCAGATTGCCCATCAGCTCGAGCGCGGCGCCAAAACCGCCGGCGCCTTTCACCAGCTGTCCGAACCAGTAAATGAGCTCGCCGGCGCCGACGATCAGTGCTCCGATGCCGGTCCGGATGATGGCGCCGCGCAGCAACGCCAGTGCACCCGACAGGCTGAAGGTGGCAATCCTCGCTGCAACGAAGGCCGCGACCCAGCGCCCGGCGATGAAGCCGGCGAAAGCGATGCCGATGGCGGCAAGATGTTCGAGATTGTCGCCGAGCATAATGATCGCGGCTGCGACGGCGGCGGACGTTCCCGCCATCTTGTCCCAATTGCCGACCAGTTGCAGGGCGGCGTTGCCCAGCAGCGTGAAGGCATCGCCAATGGTGGCCGGCATTGCGTCGGCTTCCTTGCGCAGGCGCTCCAGATTGCCGAGCAGCGCGCGCCGGATCACATCGCCGGTGATGTCGCCTTCCGCGCCGAGGGCACGCAGCTGATTGACGTTGACCTTGAGCTCCGCCGCCAGCAGCTCGGCGATCCGGCCGCCGCTGGCGATCACGGTGTTGAGGTTCTCACCGGATAGCTTGCCGAGCGCCATCGCCTTCGACAGCGCGTTCTGCACGGAAGCCGCGCGGTCCGCCTTGGCGCCGGACACCACCATGGCGTTGTTCAAGGCCTCGGTGAAATCAAGGCTCTCCTTCGTAGACAGGCCAAGCTCCCGCAGCGCCGTGGCGTTGGCGAGCCAGGATTCCGTGGTCTGCGTAATGCTCGAATAGGTCCGCCGCGCCATGGATGCCAGCCGTTCCATGACCGCGGCACCGCGTTCCTGCGATCCGGTGGCGAGATCGACCCGCGAGCGCAGATCGGTCCATGTGTTGGCGTAAGTGACGAGCTGCTGGACGCTGATTGCGGCGCCGAGCACGCCCATCACCCGGCTCACCACCTTGCCGGTGATGTCAGCCTGCTTCTCGATCCGCTTGAAGCTCGTCTCGCCAACCTCGCCAACGCCCTCGAACTCGGAGCGGACCAGCCGGCCGCCTTCGGCAACGAGCCGGACGGAGACGCGTTTTTCGGCCATGGGTCAATCTTCCTGTCAGACGGAGATACGCCTTGCGTGACGGTGCCGATCCGCGGAAACTTGAGTCATGTCCGAGATCGTCACCTTGTCCGCCAAATTTGAGATCCAGATCCCCGAGGCCCTCCGCGCTGCGCGGGGCTGGAAGGTCGGTCAGGTCTTCGCACTCATGCCAAAGGGAACTGGCATTCTGCTGATACCGGTGCCGGAACAGAGTTCACTTGCCGGGATCGCAAAGGGTGCTGAAGCGACCGATTGCCGGAATCGGTCGGATCGGTTCTGACCGCCAAATTCCCAACAAGGCTTTGCCTGTGCGTCATTGACATATGCGTCTGGCAACCTGGAGGAAGATGACATGAGCGAAGCTTTCAAGAGTATCGAACAGGGCCTGAAGGAGGCGCTGGCGCATGTGCGTGGTGAGCGGATGGCCACGGTCCACGAAATCGAACTGTCGGAACCGGACGTCCAGGCGATCCGGGCTGATACCGGTCAGTCGCAATCCGCGTCTGACGGCAGCATTGGCAGGAAGAAGAGCAGGCGCCTGAACCGGGGGTAATGCCGCAAGTCCTGACAGGCCGGCGTGCAACAGTCGTATCTGATCAGGCGCGCTCGGCCGCCATCTGTTCGTTGAGCTTGCGCACCATCACCGCCTCGATCTCGGACAGACATTCGGCGGCAATCAGCGGACTGACACCGAGTGCGCGCGCCATGGCTAAGGCAGCGTTCATGTCCCAGCCGATGACGACCGTGGCGCCCATGCCGCCAACCACACGCAATTGTCCAGTCAGGCGCTGGACGAGATCCCAGACCTGCCAACCCTCCGGAGTTTCCGGAGAGTTCAGCCGCGCCGGGCAATCTTCGCACGGGCTTTCGCAGGCTGCGCAGTAGGCCTCGCCCCCGCCGAAGTGCCATTCGGCAAGGGCGATGAGGCGTTTTTTTCCGCATCCAGCATCAGATACGGCGCGAGACAGCGGGTCTGGAACGCCTCGAACACCGGCCAGATGTCGAGGAGCGCATCGATACCTTCCGGCGTGACCGACATCGGCATGCCACTCTCATCGCCGACGCCTTCCCAATCGGCCACTACGCGGCGTGCGACCGCCTTAGCCATGACCACCGCCATCTGCTCCTGGCTGGCGTCCTTGGGCAAAGATTCGACGGTGGGATCGTTGCGGGCCGCGACCATGGTGGCGGTGGTCACCGGCAGAACAAGGAGGCGCAGGCCAGATCCAAGGTCGAGCCATTTCGGCTCAGTGGAAAGGTCGAGACGGATCATGGTCAGTAGTCCTCCACGTCATTGATGAGCACGGCGGTGCACATGCGTCCGAGCGTGGCGTCGCGCGCCGCCTGCCAATCGAACGATGCCTGCACGCCCTGCGGCCCGGAAATTTCCAGGCGGGGCCGCGGCAGATAGACCGCGTGCGCCGTGAAGGTCAGGCTTTCGCCAGAGATGAGTGTGTATGAAAACTCCAGCTCGCAAGGAGCGCCGTTGATCGCCTGTGTCACCAATGTCGAGTCGGCAAAGCGGACCTCGGTACGGCCGGTGAGCGCCGCAATCGACGGATCGGCGCCATCGATCATGCCGTCGGCACGGATAGTCTCGATGCGGTCGAGATTGTTGGCATAGGTGATCTCGGTCGAGATCACGTTGCCCAAAGCGGTGCCGTTGCGCTTGATCGCGCCGTTGAAGTGCCCGAAGCGGATGAGATCCAGCTCCGCGGGCGTGCCGGCCTGTGACGTGGTGTTGATCGTCTCGCCCTGTGCCACCAGCCGCGCCGTTGCGGTCAGCAAGCCAGAGCGCTGCATTTGCCAGGTCAGTTGATCGAGCACTGCGCCGGAATAGAGTGCGTATCGCGGCACCTCAGGCATTCCGGTCTCGATTGCCATCGACGGCAGGGTCCAGGATCCGGATTGGAAAGTGTGGGTGAAGGGCCCCGGTGCCGTCCCCGTCGTCGTCGGCGCACCAAACGCCGCCTTCAGCCAGAAGCCGAAGGCTTGCGCATCGATCGGCACCACGACGTCGCCATCGGCCGTCACCGCATCCTTGACCGGCGCCAGCGGATCGCGGCCATAGCCGAGCAATTCCGAGTTCAGGAGCGGCTGTTCCGCCCCGAGTGTAGCGCTGGCGAAGGGCATCCGTGTGTAGCCGCTTGCCGGCGGGGTGCCATAAATCGTCTCGAAGGCGAGCGCCATTCGCGCCCGCGCCCCTTGGGCTCGTGCCATGATCTTGTCCTTGTCAGATGTTGTCTGGATCAGCCGAGCGGGTCGGCCGTCGAATAATGCAGCACCACCGGGATCACGGCGGCTTTCAAGGCGGCCGCGCCCTCGATGGGCAGATCGACCGGCTGCGGCGCTTCCGCCTCGATCCAGTCGCACAGTCCCCCGAGCGTGCGGT